GGTTGTCAGTGACTTTGTTTTTTGTTTGTTCTGATAATTCAGCACCCGGCCAGATCCGGTCAATATGCCTGGCGGGAACACTATGAGATCTCCAGACCGTTTCAATCGTTCCGCGTGGACCTTCTTCTGGATATAGATCAGCAAGTGGAACTGCGGTGAAGTGCAATAATGAATCGCCACCTGGTTCAGCTTCTTCGAGCATCAGAGCTCCGGTTGAAACACTCAGATCCAATAAAGCTTCATTAGCTTGGGTGGCAAAGTTTGAATGATTGATGTGATCAAACAGAATACCAGTGGCTTCATCGAGATATTCTTGGACCTCATCCTCCTCTTCATAAATCTCGGAGCCTGTAACCAGTTTGGACCATTGTCTCCAGGGTGGTATCAAAGTGGCCTGGACTCTGGAGGCGAACTTCTGTACTCCAACCACTGCGGTGGAATCGTAGATGTCCACGTTCTTTTTTTGTCCTGGTGTATTTAATGAGAAATTCTCTCGCTGTGGCAAGGCCATCTCGTAACATTCTTTTAAATGAGTAATCCAAGGTTGTTTGCGAGCGACTGCGGCATCATACCTAACAATTAATTCTTCTACCGTTCCTAATTCTTTAGGAATAACAAATTTGCTCATACACTAGCCCCCTAGAGTGTCTGTAATACCTCTTTCATCAAACGAAATTAACGATGCTCGGCCATACTTACTGCGTCTCATAGCATTTTTTTTAGCTTTAATTTCATCGCTAAGTCTTACATCTTCCTTTTCCTGACGTATTTCAGCTTTAGTTTTTTCTGGTGGTGGTGGAGGTGATCTGCGCCCCATATCTTGGCTCCTTTATCAAGTATTTAAAAAGTTGATACGGTCTATATATCCACCAGGTTTTAATTCCTCCAATCCCCAGAAGTCCTTTCATTTGCTCAACACAAGTGAAAAGAGTGGGCCAAGGATTTCTGATCCTGGAATGATCTTGCCGCACATTAACGTGAATTATAACACTACAATTCGTAACATTGACAACATTTTGTATCTTATCTTTTGGACCAAAGGGTAATATTTCGATAGTTGTAGCTCCTAGACGTGGATTAAATGCGATCCAATTGAAGCCATCCCAACGGACCGCCCACACATGACGAAAGCCTGGTTGTAAGAGATCTGCGAGTAACCAAGGCATATCACTATGCTCGAAGATCACATACCAATCGGTGTATTCGTAATACCAATCATCCAGAAATGAGACTTCTTTCAACCAACTCAAAAAACACTCCAGTCCTGTTTCAATACCGCAGGACCGGTAACTCCTTCATACTTCTTGTCGATCCAGGCAACTGCGAAATAGCGGAAAGCATCAGCACCATGAGAGCTCCAATCGTGCAGCGGGCGATCCTTGTAAACTCTTTTATCTTCATCATATTCGCAACGGTAATAACTCAGAGCTCTTAAACCATCAGCACAACGATCCTCATCGAAATAACATCTGGGTAGGATCCTGCGGGCCGCTTCAATACCATCCATGATTGGAAGATTAGGGACCACACGAAAGACAATCCCCATCTGCCTGGCTTGATCCTTGCGAGATTTACCAGTGGTCAGCTCCCGGACTTTAATATCATGCGGTGCCCAATGATCTGCGTAGGTGATTGAATGTTTATCTCGAAAATCATGCAGCCAATTGATGTAGTGCTGTAAACCTTCACCAGAGTTTTCATAATAGCCAATGATCCGCAGCTCCATACCAGCTCTCTGTACCAGAAATATTGAGGTTGCGTCCGCAATCCCAAGGTCCCAGAATGAATTAACCGGTAACACTGGATCAATCGGAACCTTGGTGATCCTGTTATCTTCTCGAGCAGCTTCGATCTGCCTGGCATAGTAAGCACCTTTCTGATTCTCAAGTGGCTCGCCAAGCCAAATATGTTTGTATAGAGCTTTGTCAAGTTTCTTTAGGTGCAGCCGTTCCTTCTCCAACTCTGGTGGAAAAAATGGATTATCTGAATAATTTACTTTACACACATAGGAATTGGGTGGTGGATTGACCACGAACCGTTGATAGGTAGGATCCAATAGATCTTGAGCATTGAATGAAATCCAGATCTGGCTACCTGGTGCCCGGATCGTTGGGACCAACGTGTCCCAGGAAGTTGAAGTAACTTTTTCGGCCTCCTCAATCCATACACGATCGATACCTTCCATGGACTTGATCTTGGTTATGTTGGATCGTAATCCTTCAAAGCTGAAGCGAGATCCATTATTACCAACGATCTGTGTCTTTTGAATATCGAAAAAGGGTTGTAATCCCATCCTTTCGATTGTATCAGCAAGCAGCTGGATCACTGAATCTTGAATTGACTTCTGGATCTCTCTGGCGCATAGGACTCTAGTTCTTTGTTTGTAAGCCTGGAGTACCAATAGCTGTGCAATCGCCCAGGATTTGCCACTTCCTCGTCCACCATGGGCTATTTTATAGCGATAAGGTTCTAGGAACGGCTCGAACGGCTCAGTGATTTGTATGCGAAGTTTCTTCGTCATCGATCATTTGTTGATAATGAACCAGGTCCAACATGGATGAATAACACCCAGGACAGAAATTCACTCGATATATTCCAAAATAACCCTCGATCCCACCATCGACTTCATCGTAATCAAAAGAACAGACGCTACATTGGTGAGTTGTCTCTTCGTCTGGCTCAATTAAAGTTACGTCAACCATTGGTTCATGTGGATAACATAGGGCAAATATCCAACAATAAAACCAAAGATGAAGCCTGGTATTACTTTGCTTTTTTGGTGCTTATAAAACTCTAGTGGTATTGGTATTTTTTTCATGGTTTGATGATCTCCACTTGTATTGTTGCAGGCATTGGATTGTCGGGATCATTGGACATCACCTGCTTATCTAGTCCATGGATCCTTGCTTTTACATTTACAGCTGAAATTGCCGCTCCTGGCTGGCCTAAAGCTCTTGCTAATTGACGATCTTCATCAAGTTCTTTTGTTAAAGTTTCAACTGTAACTTCAAACTTCTTCTGCAATTGTGTTTGTAACTCCCCTACTCTTGTTGCTATCTTGTTGTTATCAAGTAAAGCTACAGCATTACGATTTATAGTTGGTCCTTTCATTTTTTCACACTCATAAGAGCGACGATATGCTTCACTAGCATTGCCAGTCTCAATAAAAGATTTACAGAACTTTTCTTGTTTTGTCGTTAAATTATTCATTTGCTTTATAAGGTGATTTAGGTGGCATAGGAGGCGGTCTTTTTTCCTCCTTCTCTTGTTTTGTTGTTAGCTTATCCATTCACTTTCCACCCATGACATGAGTTGATAAATACTGCGTCTGGTGTACAAGTTAGTTGCTCTGAAGCTATTACAGAATGATCCGGTGCGAATTGAACTCCGCTGCATCCTACCAACAAACAAATCCAGATCAGTAATATTATTTTCATATTTCGGCATACCATTTATCATCAATGTATTTGTAATTCTTATCAACACTATATAAAAGCTTATTAACTATCTTTACTGCTTCGCCCACAGAATAAATCACTTCAACATGAGCGCCAGCTTCCTCAATCTTTTTGATCATTCGCTTCTGGTTTTTACTCAACCGACCTTTCGGAGTAGTTGTTTTTGGTTTTTTAACTTCCAAGCCAAGATACTTTCCCTGACAAATAATCGTAATGTCCGGCACCCCAGCTTTCACTCCTTCCGCTTTCAATTTCTTCGCAGTAATCAAGTTTCTATTTCCTCCATTTGGCACCGCCCAATAACATAAGCCAGTTAGATCCAAATATTCACAAATCGCTTTTTGGATCTGGTGCTCGACATCCGCCACTATTGTTTGCCTGGTTTTTTTGGCACCACAGTTTTTTCTAAAAGATCATATATCCAAGGTCCAGGCAAAATTCCTACTTGTTTTTCCAACACCACTAAGCGTGTTCTTATCTCTTCAATAATTTCTTTGAGCTGTTCCATCATCTCTCCTATTTTTAAAATAATTAATAATTTTCTCTTGGTGTTCAGCGATCATCGCTTCGAGCCGAGGTTTTCTCGATACATCTTCATCGTTATGGCTTTCGATCCACTCTGGTATGGCATGAAATTTGATCATCATGTTTGATTCGTGGGGACTCCAACCGCGATATTTTTTGTTATAGCCAATAAACCAGTTCTTCACATAGCCAGGAACATTAGTGAAAGGATGATCCATGAAGAATCTGTATTTCTGCTTATCGTCAGAATCGATCCAGAGCCTAGCATAATCAGTAGTGTCAACCTTGTATTCAATTGCACGTCTGATTGCAGGCCGCCCACCGCAGTATTCAATGAACTTTGGTAGTGAAGGTGCGAAATCAGATCCAGATCTTCTGACTTGTTCCAGCGCATGAGTAATATCATGGTTTGTAATCCCCGCCAAACCCTTAGACCATTCGTCGATCATTAGGTTCGTTAGTTCTTCATCATCATCCAGCTTGGCTGCAAATGACGGGTACATCACTTTGAGTTTCAAGATCACCCGAGCTGCTAACTTTCTCATCGAGCCACCTCCTTCAATGCGCCTGTCCCAGCTTTAACAAAATTAGCTACAGATTTCCGTTTACCACCTTGATCTTGTTCTTTCGATAACCAAGCATTTACAAACTTCTTGATTCCGTTCTTCGTTTTTCTACGAGTAGGATTACCATCAAGCCAACCAACCATATTGCGAAACTCTTGTTCAATATTCACAGCCGGGTACAGATCTCTATACTTTATGAGATCATCTTTAAAGATTGGAAAGAGGGATTTATCATTGAGCTCCAACCCAATAAATACATTATCATTTACATTAACATTATCATTAACATTAACATTGGGTTCATCTTTGGTTTCGTCTTGGTTATCTTTAGGTTCTTCTCCGGTTATCTTTTGGTTCTGACTTTGGTTTGGCCTACCACCTTTAAGACCGTTAAGCCATTTCTTATAATTAGCTTCCAGTTGTGGTTTAATCAGCTGAAACATTGCTGCGGGAATAGGTCCCATTTCGATCTCTTTATGATTAAGACCAAATTCAAAGATCCCGCGATAAAGCTCCAACTCTTCTTGATCACTTAAAACTTTCGCAGCTTTATAGAATGACCGGTAAATTACAATCGAATCTTTTTTCGGTTTCATAATTCCCCCTAGTGAAATTCTTGTGGCGGGTAAATATCTGGCCGCGTGTGGTATCTCTTCACTTCACCATTGGTTGCCTTTTCCAGATTGATAACATGAACGTCAGCAACTCTCCTTACCTCATGCGCCCATAATTTCACCAAAGGAATAGAAACCCCCAGGTCTTTTGAAATCATCTCCCACACATCTTTTAAGAAGGTGTAGTTACCGATTGCTTTTTCTTTTCTTGCATATTCTATTAGCGTCATATCTGTCTATTTTCTCCTTATTTGTGACAAATTGTAGCATATTATAACAAAAGATACATATATTATTCGTGTAATGTTCAAAAAAGAGTATAATTTGACCTAAAATAGATACAAAAAATAACCAAGGAGAGGGTATGCCCACATGGATTAGACGCGCCAAAAGGATCATGCACGAAAAACATTTAACTCAAACCGATATTGCTCCTTCAATGGGTAAAACTACTCGCGGAGCTATTGGTCATTATTTCACCGGAAGGTCCCAGCCTTCGATAGAACAACTGGAAGGCCTAGCCAAGTTTTTAGGAGTGTCGCTATCCTGGCTTGTGTCTGAGAATGGCGATAACGCTGCAGTTGATGATGAAACCCTGGAACAATGTTTGTGTTTAGTGGAAGCTGCACAAAAACTAAATCCAGAGATAGATCTAAGTCCCGCCCAGGTGGCAAAGATCACTGCTTATCTTTATCAAATGAATAAAGATGGACAGAAAATTAATCAAAAGAAAACCCTGGATCTAGTTAAATTATTTACTGTTTAAGTAAATTTCAACTTGACCTACATTTGAATACATTATGTAGTATAATTTAGGGCTCTTTATATCAATGGCGATATAATTGATCAATGCAGATCAATCGTTTGGTACATGGCACCGTTGGATTTAAAAGTTACTTATAGGTGATGCTACATTGGAGGGACATCACTAAAAGCCATAAGGCACTGACTGAGAAAGAGGACAGACAGTATAAATTAATTAACATCTGAAGAGGGTGTCAAAGGAAATTATTTTCCAGCCAACGACCTCTATAAAAGCGTGGAGTAACAAATGACAGTAATTCAAAACGAGCTTATAACTCATTCCCCATCAAATGATGATGATCCGCAGCGTGAAGCAATCAAACTTGTCGCCAAACAGATCCTTACAGGAGAGCTGGTTCATAAATCCAAAGTAATCACAATACCAACAATGCTGGTTGGATGTGTGATTATATTTTTTAGCGGATATTTAATGGCATCTGGACCAATAATATTACCTTTACTTAGTTCTATATTGCCACCAAGTTTTCTCTAAAATAAGCCAAGGATAACGAATTTATCCTTTAATTTAGTTTTTTTTTAAATTTTTTTTTAACTCTCTAGGCCTTACTGCGCCTACATTTCTTAACTTTCTTTAGATACTGTGTGTAATTAATGCTTGCAAAGGTTACAATTTGTATCTATAATGTAATTGTGTTATTAAGAAAGGGAGAAAAAAAATGAAAGGGTTTATCAGTAATGAGCGCGGTCCGATCAAGCCGGTTTACATTGTCCCTAGATACCTTCAGATTAATGTGGCTAATGATCGAGTCACTACTTACCTCAATGGACGAATGGTCAATGAAGGTTATCGCTTCGAGGGAATCAAATATAAGAACTATTCAGACTATGCTACCGCAGTTGCGGATTTCTATGGTCTGAAAAGTGGTGATGTTAAACGTAGGACTATTAACTAAGGAGAGGTTATGAGAGGAGTTAAGTTGAAAGGAAAAAATATGGCGGCTTACCACAAGTGCGCTGAAAGGGCAAAAGAGGAACTCGGTCATTATGGCAATGACGATTTCTCTTACCGAGCTGATCTTCATTCAGCTCACTACGACGTTGGCTTGGATTTTGAAAAACTACTTGAGTTTGATGGATTCGATTTTGCTCATGATGTATATGGAATAAGCAAACATCTAAATCGATTGACACTCAAACTTGAGAACTGTTTTTTACCAAGGTGTTCAGATCCTAAACTAAGGGAGGAGGTAGCGTAATGAAATATGAAAAAGTTATATTTACTAAAGACTCACTGTTCATAGCTCAAGCTCCTTGTTGGAACTTTGAACTAGATGCTGACAAGCTACTTGCCAAAGCATTGGAGTTAGGGTTTGTCTCCAAGATC